ACTAAAAAGAACCCTTTGCGGTTGGGAAGACTAAATAATATACAATGAAAAGAATTCTACTTATAAGTGCCTTAGTGGCTTTTACATTTAGCTTAAATGCTCAATCAACTGCAAAGCTAGTTGAGGCGGAACAGCGGATGCAAAAATACTCAGATGATGATATTTTAGCCGTTAAAAATATTGATGAAGTATTAAACGAAGATCCCACTAATGAAAAAGCTAATTATTTACGCGCATTAGCTCATTTAGAAGGTGGCGGCTACCGTTATGCTACAAAAAGAATCACAAAGGCTATTGAACAAAACCCAACAAATATTGAATATAGATGGATTAGGATTAAATCGCTTATGAATAGTCATTCAGAGATAGAGCAATGGCAAATGGCGGTAAATGATCTAAATTTTTTACTAAATAAAGAAGATAGAAAAGCAAAAGTTTTAGCTAATCTAAGCTTTGCAGAAATGCAACTTGCAGATAGTTGGATGAATAGTTTATTAGAGGATAAAGAAATTAATGCTCTTAAACATTATAAGCTAGCTTTAGAAGCCGGAGATAAAGCTGTAAATCTGGATGATAATTACTCCGGACGTTTGAAATTATTAGATATTAAAAAATCAATAGCTGAGCTTCAGAAAGCTTAGGATAATAAATTATTTACTCTATAAGCCACCAATTCGGTGGCTTTTTTAATGCTCAAAAATATTTATATTTGCTGTATGCCAAGAAACGAAGAGCTTCAGCAGGAAAAGCGCCAGTCCATTTTAAATTTCTTCCGGGAGTTAGATGCCGCGGAAGAGTTTGGTGTTAAAAAATACACGACTTCTTACTGTATGGCAAAAACCGCCCGACGTTTCTTTTTATCTTCTCGAAGTATAGAGCGCTATATCTATGGCTAATTAATTTTATCGTACAAGCAGCTTCCTTCTTCAGTATTCGGCGGCATCGCATTGCCTACTTCAACCTCCATTTCTTCAAATTTAGTGGGTATGGTTAAGATGGTTGCAGAATCATCATTTACAGTACATTCATAACGTTGTACATAGAGAAGGTTAGCGGTTCCCGTTTCTACCGGGTTAAATCCCGTTCGTTTCATATTGTAAAAGGTTTGCCCCCCGGTAGCGTGAAAACAAGCATTTATTTTGGTGAGTAAATCTAAAAAGGCCAACGCAGTACTTTGCTTTTTACTACCTCTAGAGCTATCTGCAAAAGTTTCATAATACAAGTAAACCTCAACCTGCATTCTTAATTGTTGGATCCGGTCGCCCTGGTCTTCGGTATTTAAAATTCGGTAAGCAAAAAACGTTGCCGGAGCCTTAAAAAAATGCTCTTCAGCAAGAAAACCAATTTGCTCACTCCAAAGGTCAACGTGTTTAATTTCGGGAATATAATCGGTAATTCTTTGCTCGTGTTCGAGGTATAAATCTTTTAAATGTTTCATCTTAAATAGTGTTTAAATGCTGTTTAAATCGCTGTGTTATGGTTTTAAAGAATAAATCTTCAATATGCGCATTGAAGGTTTCGGAATGCCCCATAAATTGACGTTTAGGGATTTTAATTTTAAAAGCCTGTTTTTTAGTTAAAGCCATTGCCTTGTACTTTTCATCTTCTGTTTTGTAATATATCAACCAAAAGTATTTACGCATTCTAGGCGTCACTCTTACGTTAATGATGCCACCTTCATTATGTATTTGTGCATATTTTGCACTAGCTGAAACCACCACACGATCAGGGTTACTTTCGGTCACCTTAACCGAATCGCGTAACATACCCGATTTAACCAAAACCGCCCGACCGGGATCCGCATTATCTTTTCGCTTTTCCCAAGGGCTTAAGCTTTTATCGGTAAAGCCTTGCTTTTCAAAATTGCCCATTACAAAGTTGATCATTTCGACCTCGGCAATGGTTTGGGCATCTTTAATCAATTGCTCACCTATTTTCTGAAAATCAGGTATTTTATTAGGCATAGTTTATTTTTTGTATATTTGTGATCTGGAGCGGAGTAATTCCAATCCCGACCCAAGAAAGGAGGCTTTTAGTCTCCTTTTCTTATTTTAAATATTTCGGATACGTAATTTTCATACCCTTTTTTAAGAACTTTTCGTTCTATTTTAATGCTGTTTTTCTTTGAATTGATAATAATAAAATCAAGGTTTTTATACTTGTTGAATTTCGACCAGGACTGTTGAGCTAATGCTCCTAAATTGCCGTTTGTTAATTCATAAGTAAAGCCAATAACAACAAAGCTCTTTTTCTCCTCTCGTAATTGTCCTTTCTTACCTAATTTATCATCAAAGGCATTTGAAATACCACGTTTGAGATTTTTGCTTCTTGGCCTTACGTGATCGCCTTTAATACCTTTTATTTCTAGCTCCGGATTTTTTTTGCCGGTTATATTTTGGTGTGGTCTTAGTTTAACGTTAAGTTGAAGTTGATCAACTATAATTTTACTGGCATCAAAGTTTTCTTTAAAGTCCGAGGGATCTGTCCAAATAGAACTCTCTAACTTAGCTTTCCCTTTTTTATAGATTTGCTCATACATCGGTTCCTTAAGCTTTAGCTCTTCAAACCCGGTTCTAATTTTAGAAACTTCTGCCTTCGGAAAAAGAAAATAAGGATGATCTTCATTGAAGGTACGGCTGTCTTTTCCTACATTGTTTTCAAAACCCGGTGTGGGTTCTGCTTTTGGAGTTCCTTTAGTAGCAGGTTTGGAAGTTTGAACCACGTAACATCTACAATTAAACCCATTAGGTGGGTACCATTTATCCCAAAACATATCATCAACCGGCTTGATCACATCATCAATATTGGCGTGATCTTCTCTTACTCGGTTATCTTTGGCGGTTTTATATTGTAAGTTAGGATAAACGCCTTTTTGGTCTTCATATTTAGCCCATTTCTCGGCCATAGCCCCGGCACGTTGTGCGCTGTTGTATTCTGCCTGTAAATAGTGCTGGTTATACTGATCGTTAATTTTTAGAGCTTCTTTTTGAAATTCTGAAAATGGTCGTGGNTCTCCGTCATCACCTTGCAATAAAAAGTTAAGTTTAGCTAGTTCTTGGTAAGTTTTTGCCCCGGAAAAACGGAAAAGGTTTTGACGAAGCTCCAGTTTTCTTTTAGCATTGCTATTATAATTATAAAAGCTTCTGCCGTAACCTTTCCCAGTGGCTTCTTTCAAGTCTTCAAAAATTTGTTTTACCAAATCGGCATCAAGATCTTCGGGTTTCATTTTACCCTTGTGCAGATCTTTCGCTATTTTTTTGATCAGTTTGGTGTAGCTGCTTAGATCTAAAGCTTCAAAGCTTAGCCCTTTTTTAATTTTTTTAGCGTAAAAAGCTTGTATCTCTTTAGAGATATGAGCGTCGAAACTGGCTATTGATTGGGCTTTTTTTTTTCGTCCTTTGTGGACGTTGGAATGGTGGTAGCCTGTTTAAATTCTGAAATTGGGATCCCGGTTTGCTCGGTCAAATATTTAATATCTACTTGATACCCGGCATTGGAAAGTTTAACCACAGTTTCAATAAGTTCTTCAGGTGTGAGTTCCTTGCTTTCATCCCAATTAAACTTATAATTTGAAATGCCCTTATAAGCAGGGCTTATTTCTTCTAAACGCCACAGTAGTTCGTCATTGATGATGTAGGAAATATCGGTTTTATCGGCCGCATGTCGATCGTCGGCCACGTCTTGCATTACCTGCAAGCTTCCATAAGTACCTGATTTATCATTAGAGTTTGTGGTTCCGTCTTGACCTAAAATTCCTTTACTCATTTCCGAGTTCATACGTATAATAAGCTCGTCAAATATAGCCTTTGCATTACCGCCTTGAACGTTCATTGTCTCGATCTTTTCATTGCCCTGTAAAACCGCCCAATGGTTATTGATCATGGAGGCCATCATATCGGCAAGCTCTTTATGCCGATCGGTATTATAACTATCAGTAGTTACCCAACGTGGCGAAATACCGTACTTTTCAGAAAATTCAACCCAAGCAGCTTTGGCAAACTTCTTAGCCAATGCGTCCGGAGCAACATCTTCTAGGATACCCAAATCGTTATTGGTACCAATTTGAATATAATAAGGTTCATAGCTACCTTCTTTGTATGGATAACCTTTTTCATCGCCAACCTCTTTGGTAATAATTCCTTCGGTAAAAAGTATATTTTCTGAAGGGATATAATTTGCCGCCTTAAGTTCAAGCGTGTCCGGATCTAAATCCCAAAGTTCAATAACAGAAGATCCCCAAAACTTAGCCTTCATAGAATGATAAAGAAAACGGTTAAACCATTGCGCCGTAAATAGGTCGTGCATACTGGTATTTTCGTTTCCATTTTTATCGGTGATCTTAAACTTGGATCCCATAATTTTTAAGACCCTTGTTTGTATATCAGACTTAAGGTGTAAATCTCTAGTAATGGAACGGTAAACCTCCATCAATGGCGCACGATTAGGATTTTCAGCCAATGAAGCTAATTGAACCGCATCACGCCAAGTTTTGATACTTTGTACGCTTAGCGATTGACTTTTTGGAAGTATAATGTTAGAAGGCCTGTTTTGCCTTGTGTGGTTATATTGCTTGCCTATACGGCTATTTTGTCCTGCCATAGCTTAATAATTGTATAAATCTTGATTGGTTGAGTTTCCCCAGTTCACGAGTTTTTGCTCTACTTCTTCAGGTAGTGGTAGTTCGGGATTTTCTTTACCGTCTCTAACGGCGTTTAGCCATTCTTTAACCTCGTCATATTCTTTAACAAAATCGCTTGGCACTTTACGAGCCGCATTTCTTCTTACTAATCTATAAGTAACGATTCCTGTTATCGCCCAAATAATAAGATCACGTCCCTCATAGGGAGCATCTGAAAATATAATACCTACATCAAAGCGTTTACGCAGCTTGCTTTTTACCAAGGCAATCGCCTGTTTTTCGATAGCTTCGGTAGCTTCAATATCTTCTTGTTCGCTTTCATCAATAAATTGCTCAAAAACCCTAGTTTCGAGGTCATCTTTAGTTATAAATTGAAAGTTAATTGCCATTAGTATAAATGTTTTCGTTCTACACGACCGGTAGATATTGTTCCCGGTCGTCTGCTATAAATATGTTTGCTTAAAAAGCCGATGGCACATTCATCGGCATCGGGTGCATCATCGTGGCCTTTATAATTGGGTTCAATACCTAAAAGTTGAGCTTTGGCAATTTGGGTATCTCGATGTGCCTTTTTCTTTTCATTCCAATAAACCCGACCATTTTGATAATAAGGGTGGATAGAGAGAATACGATCGTATTTTTTTGTTCGTGGATTTTGAACTTTGGTTAGCCGTAATTCTATTTGATAAGTATCTTCAATTTCGCGAATGGTGCGCTCAACTTCGTCATTCCAGAATTGAGCTTCAAATTGCCAATGCACATAAACGGAATTGGGTAAACTCATTTGAAACTGGCACATCCATTCTAAGGCGGCTCTCATTTTACTTTTACGTACAAAGCTGTCGATGTAGTAAAATTGCTTTTCCTTAAGTCCCCAAACTCTTACTGCGTTATAATCTGCAGTAGCAGTTCCGGCATAGGCAATATCCCAATGGCCTACAATAATTTCAAAATGATCAATACGCGGAAGTTTTGCCCACTGAATATGTTCTTCTTTAAAAATTTTCCCTTCTACGTGAGGCTCTTGGTTATATTCAGCTTGAGCAGCTAAAACTCCGATTTCCTCCTCAACGACTTTAAAATAATGATCACTATATTTTTCGGGCCAACTTGGTTTATAGGTAACCGGATCATAAGCTTTAATATGATGCACAAACCATTCGGGATGACGCTCTTGTAATTTCTTTTGAATCATTACCGGTGCAAAAGCATTATTCGCTTGTACAAACCTTCTGGTTTCGCCATCCATTGTTGGTAGGAGGTGTTTTTCTACCCATTCTACAACCTCATCTTGTCGGCGTTCGTTCTTAACACTCTGAGCAGTTTCGCAATCATCCATCACGATGTAATTAGGACGTAAGTTTTTAACACGTAAACCACGGCAACTTTGCCCCATACCAATAGCTTGACCGATAAAACCGTTAGAGGTCATATAAAAGCCGTCTTCCCAACTACCGAGGTTTTTTTGTTCCCCGTGGTCACCAATAATTTGAGCGTTATTTTCCCATTCAAGACGTAAATCTTCTAAAAGCTGCTTAGCTTTATCGTAAGAATTACCTACGATAACCATATACACTTTTTCGCCCTTAAGCCATAGCCAAAAAGGAATAAGAATATCACAGAGTACAGATTTTGCCAAACCGCGACCCCATTCGGCAAAGGCTTTTGCCGTTAAGTTTTTGGAAAGATATTTAGCAAGTTCAATATGAAACCTTGCTGAGGGGCTATCTGCATAATGAGGAAAGTAACGTTGTACGCATTTGGCAAAATCCTTTTTACATAGTTCAATAGCAGCTTTGCGCTCTTCCTTAGTCTCATTAGGATTAATGTGACCCGAAGAACGTATTAACTTGATTTTTTCAAGTATGCGCTTTTGTGCTATTTTGTCTTGCTGCTTCACTTAGTACGGAAATACTTTTCTAATTTCTTTTCTTCTAAAACTTTTTGACTTGTAATTCGCTTTTTAGCTTCTGTGGTTATTACGCGGTTCTCAGCAGTATGGTTAATTTCGTTAGTGTTGAAATTGTAGAATATTCCGGTAATAACTTTTACTCTCCATTTACCACGCTCAAGTCTTTTTTCTTGAACAATCTGCCCAATTTCATAACCGCAACCTTTTTTTAATAAGTATGCGCCAATTTGCAATTGCCATTGGTTCTTTTTGGCACGGTTCCACAAAAGATTTAAAATGAGTTTAAACATAATTTTATCGGTATTTAAGTGCTATTGAATTAATATGCTCTTCAAAAAAGTCTAAGACACTTTCCTGCATTTTGCCCGGAAGCTTTTCGAGCATAGCACCCATAATTTGTTCGGTAACGTTGATGTAAACATTGTAAGGAATGCGATGCTCCTTCTCGAAGTTGTCTTTTGTTTTGTTCAGCTTGGCGATCGCATCGATAATGCCCACTT